ACCTTGCTCAGTTACCTCTTCACGTTCTTTCGTATCTAAAGTAAATATTTTAACTGCTCCTGCTCCTTTAGTTGTTCCTGGTTTACCGTTTCTGATATTGGTTATCTGTTGCTCCTGACCGTGTGCTATTAAAGCTGATTCGGTATTGCTGAAATTAATCACTGCTGAACGTTCATCTTCAACTTGTGTTTCTATTGATCTGCGTAATGAGCCTTCCAACTCCAAATCTTTCTTTAAAATCTGCCTACCTCTTAATGCACGTTTCTTTTGGTAGTAAGTTAATTCCTGACCTTCAACAGCTTTATTACGTTTAGCCTGTGTACGGTTTTTTGTAGTTGGCAATTTACCAACTTTTCGTTTCTTACCTACATAAGTCCCGAAGTCTTGCCCTTCTACATCTTTATTCTGTGAGAAGATCCGTTGCTGCATTAATCCGTTGCCGGTATTTAAAGCACCAACTAAAGCATCAGCGAAGTTGCCATTTTCAAAGGCTTCTTTGATACCTTGAATCTTCTTACTTAATATCGTAATGTCGAAACTCATCCTATTGCCCATGCCGTTGCTGTAGGTCGAACACAGTTAACACATGGATCGTTTAATGAATTTAAAGCTGCTCCCATATTATCACTAATTCCCTTAATATTGCCAGAACCGTTTAACCTTTCGTAATATAATGCCATATACTCATCTGCTAATGCTTTCTTTTCTTCTTTAGAGAATGATGCAAACATATTATTTCTCTGCGTTACTTCAACCTCTTGAAATATTCTTGCTACACTTCTGTAGAACAGTGCCAAGGCGAACAAACGGGGTTGATTCTTTACTATCTGGCAAATCACACCGTCTAAGGAACAGACTACAGAAGCGCATGGAACGAATCCATATTGAGTAGTAAACTCCCCGTTACTAAGTAAACCTTTCACTTCAATATCTTTGCTCTGAGCTGTTCTACCTGAGCAACCACAACTTTTAGTAGTTGGGCAATTTAAAGCATTAACAGCCACTCCTGATTCTAAAAAATATATCTTAACTGACTTTGCAGTAGTTTTAAAATTGATGTTAGTTATGATAACTTCAGTTCCACCTGTGAAAGCATGACTTATTTGCTTCGGTAAAATATTATCATCAAGCACTATTGTATAAGTCCCGGTACTTGCAATCATTACTTTCAAAGAATCTATTGATAAAGATCCATTTGGTGAAGTTGATTTGTTTTTAATTATAACGCCTGTCTTATTAGCTGAACTTGTCATGCCTGTGTAAGTACAGGTGTTGCAGAATGAATTTAATGAAGTCTTAACCGTATAGCCTTTAGGGATCAAAGTTTCAATATCTGTCATTAAAAATCTGGCTGACGATTCGATAATTTCATTACCAAAAGCCTTACCTGATCCGTTGGAAGATTTAGCAAGAGACGCCAGAGCAATGCGATCCAGCCCTTGCCCGTCATCTAACCAGAAGTAAGGCTGAACTGAATCTGCTGTACAAAGTTCCTTAAGTCCGACTAAGCTATTAAGACATTCTATTGCCATTATGCAACTTTTTTATTTATGATTGGATAAAAACTATGACGGCAACCCCAATGTAATCTGTTTTGCGGCAAGTTATCAAAAGTAGTTCCGTCAATCAAGCCATTCTTTTCAGCTATCTCTTTTACTTTAGGCCAATCACTTTCTGATATTTTACCTCCTAGCTCTTCAACTACATATCTGCACTGAGGACTTGAATTATCAATTAACGAGCCTGTCATTAACAGAGCATCGTAATCAAAAGTTTCAAGTAATCGTTTATTGATTGCGCCTGAATAAGCATCTACCCCTTGTTGTGCTGTCTGCTCTAAATAGCTACCAAGTTTCCCAGACTTATCACCGCCTCCTGAAATGAACTCTTTTATCTGGATCTTTGCATCTTTCAAACTTATTCCAGTAGTTGCATTTTGATATACGATGTCTCGTAATGGTTGCACGAACTCTGCGTTCAACCCATTATCTAACATCTTATCAATAATTTCATCTATCACAACTTTCTTTGCAGTCTCGTAGGCAGGAACTTTAATATCGTTAGTTGACTTCTGAAAATCTGTTATTGCTTCAGATACTGGTGTAAGACGTTTAACGAACTGACTAACCGGCCCGGTGAATTTAGGTTCTGATTGCAATAGATCCAATACCTGAACTGTAAGTTTATTTAGTTGCTTAATGAAATTTGCTTCAACTACAAACTTCCCTGCTTTGAAATCAAATATATCTTCAATAGACTTTAAGAAAATAGCATAAGCCGTTGCGCTCATCTCATCCACTTTTGGAAAGATAGCTTTTAACGCTTTGTCTTTTTCTGTGTCTATCTTATTGGGCATTATTAAAAGGATGTTCAGTGAATAATGAAACAGGAGGCATCCCAACGCCAGTAATTGAAAGCCATATACAGCCTGTTTTTTGTATCTGCTCTAAATCTTCCTTTGAAAACCTCCAACAGGAAATAATTGCAGGAACTTGATTTCCTTGCTCGTCAATTGGTACGCCGCCATACCATACTGGCAAATCTGAACACTGCTCATCAGTCATATCTTTTGGTTTAACAAAAACCTTATTTGATTCAGGGAAACTTACTGGCATCATATAATTATATTTTTATTGGGCATTTATAACACTTGTTTTCAAATCCTTAGTTAAATCATATTTATCAACTTCAACCGTTAGTTTCTTTATTATCGCCTCATCTTCCAAATCGAATAATGTTTTATCCATCTCGTACATTTGAATCAGTACAGGGTAAGCTAATGTATGTTGCTGACACATTTTAGAACTTACAAACCCGTTACCCTTCAGATTCGACACGCCTTCATCAGAATAGTATAAAAGTAAATCATATTGCTTTAATATTTCCAATGCTCTTTTAACTGGTGATGATTCTGAGATAAACTTACTCACAAAGTTATCAATCTGTGAAGCCTTTAGGATCACAGGTGCAGACGAAGCTAACATAGTATTCAATGCTTCAAATGCTTCCGATTCTGTAAGTATAGCGAATGAGTAAGGTTGAATAACACTTACCTCCATTGGATTGGGGTTAACATAATTCTCCAAGTTCTGCAAGAACATCTGAAGGTTATTATAAAATACCTTCGAGATATTAGCAAGCCATGAATATAGCTCTTCACGATCTATTTCTTTTGACTTAGCAGCCTGAACGTTTCCGGTATCAGTTTTCTGTTGAACAAATACGGCCATCTCAGCATCTGATAAATAATCCTTCCATTGATTTTTAGAGTAATCAAGTATCGCTGTATCAGGAGAATAATATTCAACTGAGGGTGTACTGAAAACCTTTCCATCTGTATCAAATGAATCTTGAACTTTCCTGTAAGTTTTATAAGGGCTTTGAATAGTAACGTATTTACTCCCCTTACAAGTTCTGCAAACTCCGGTATAATCAGCACACGATTCTGTACCGACTGAGTTACAAGTATCACATGGCTGCTGTACTTCGCTCATTTTAGGGTAGCTAAACATCAGATCAACCGCTCTGTGATTACGGTGAGACATCAGAGCCAGATTACCAAATGGGATAAAAGGCTGTACGAATGATTCGTATAAATTATTTTCAATCTCAACCCCACCATTCTCGAAGTATGGTAATGTTTCTAATTCTTTAGGATGATTAAAATACTCATACTTTAATTCAGTATCACTTGCATTATCTTTATATAAACGAGCAAAATATTTCTTAGTGAAAACATGGTAAACCGTATTAATATAAGTTACTTTCAATCTTCTGTTAAATGTTCTTGTCGTTGTTCGTCTTACGTTAGGCTGTCCTTCTTTAGCATATTCATAATCAAGAAAAACTTCTTTCCCATATTCGGTATCATCATACTCATACTTCTTTTCACTCTCAACTTCAGATTTAAAAATCAATATATCATCTGACACAGTTATTAAATCCTTATAGCAAACGTATCTATAAAGATCATCTGTATATTCGATAGGGTAAGTAACACAAATTCCATTCGGGTCGGTAGCGATAGCGTACTTTATCCAATCTTCTAAAAACTGCGAGAATAATGAACCTTCACTATTCTGGTAAGTCTCAATTACAGCTCTTGTTTTATCTGATATTTGAATATTGTAAGATGAGTTATTGAAAACCCTGATAATATTATTTATCGCTTTCCAGATAGAGCCTTTAGTTATACTCTCATAAGAATTTATACAATGCCGCTGTGAATCTGGATGCTCATTAGGGTATAATCCAGTTACCTTATCGAACATTAACCCTTTAGTATGAACTTGTAGATTGTAAGCTAATTGTCCTGCGTAACTGCACCACCACTCTGGCATTCTAGCTTCTTGAATCAGTTTAACTATCTGTTGGATCTCGGTTGAGAACTCTTCAGAAATTAAGGTGACCTCTTCGTTTATATATTCAGGCATTAAAATAAATTAAACCCCCACCATAGGTAGGGGTAATAATTAAGCGGCTTTAGGAACTACTGCTGAAAGTCCAGAAACGTCATACGTCTTTGGAAGTCCAAGCTCAAACCAAGACAGTTCAAGTTCTACTGACTGAACTTCCTCGAAGTTGTCAGGAACTATCCAGTTAAAATCTGATACAGTGAAAATACCCACAGGTAGAACGGTATCACTACCATCGCACATACGGGCAATAAGAAGATAATTACCGGCATTATTGATAAGTGCATTTACTTGCTCATGAGTTATCTTCTCAGCACTCTTATCAAAACATTTTAGAACATATTTCAAAGCCCACGTAGTTGAAACAAGTTGCTCAACTTTGCATGAACTAACACGCTCTTTCTTATCAGTCTTTTTACCAACGGATCCAAGACCGATGCCGATATTTCCTAGGTTACTGAAGCCTGGTGAACTACCATCTTTCAAAGCAGACCACCATGCAGTATCAAGAAGATTAACTTCTGTCAGCTCCTCAGAACATGGAATAAAATAAAGATCATTAACGCCACCTGTCGATAAAGTACAGCTACAGTTTGCCGTTGCTACCGGAAATGGCGTTGCAGGGCATTCCGCTGAAGGAATACAAGCCGCTGCTGTTAATACTGGCATATTTAAAGAATTTTTGAATTAAATAATTTGCTGTATTAAGCCAACCGCAATGGCGACGTTTTTGAAGCTGTAAGCCTACTTCGAGGCGACAAAGTATAAGTAGTAAAGTAAAGTTAATCATTTTATTTTAACAAGTTCCACCAGTTCCGCTATTGCCCTTACAGCCTGCGGCCGATATACTAACTGGTGTCCCATTTATATCTATTATCGTAACAATTAAATTAGTCATTGAATCACTTGAATTATGAACTACAGCAGTAGTGTTTACAACAGCAGTAGTACCGACCATTGTTATTACCGTATCTGCTGTAATACTAAATCCATGAAATGCTGTATCGCCATAGCAAGCCGAGTTTGATAGGTCAGCCGTTCCGTCTGGTGAACTTATTCCCAAATCTGCTCTTGTAAATCCTGCTGTGTTCTGAATATTACCAATGAAAGATGCCCTTACAGTAACTATATCACCAGGTGTACCACCAGCAATTTCAAAAGTAGAATAAGGAACTCCACCAACACAAGTAGTCGCAAGAGTAATTGTGTAATCAGTAGTTCCGCTTTCTTCATCACATACAGTTGCCCACGGTATTGCATTCCCGACTACCGAGCCTGATTCACCACTGCCAGAGCAATCAGATTGTAAGAAGCCTTCATAACAAGTTCCTTCAGGATTAATAAGATCAGTAAACATTGCAGGGCTTTCTGTAAAAAATCCTTCATCAGTATAAGGATCACCACTACCAGCAACCCGCCAAGTTAGTTTGTAACCGTTAGCAGGGGCTGGTGTACATGGTATAAAATTTATTGTTACAGTATTCATGATTCAGATAATATTTGAGCGTTAATAATTTCAGGGTCGCAACAGAAAGCCCCACTATCTTCAAATTCAACAGTAGCACTAACACCAGATGGATCGCAACAAGTTTCTACCCTTGCCGAACACGGATCTACTTCACAACTGAACGACTGATAACAACTCTCTTTCAAAGTAGCCGTAGGCTTCCACATTCTTTTACAATCTTCTATCTTCTCAAACTGTGTTTCATTTACAAGATAGCTATCAGTGCCAATAAATACTTCACCTCTACTAAATATAGAATCAATTTCATACATATACCATTCAGGGATAAACTCACCTAAGAACTGAAATATTTTATCCTTCTCTGTTCTGAATGTTCTTGTACGACCTTGTTTGAAAGTATTCTTTATAGCTTGTAATGAAACTTCAACATCTCTCAATAAGGCTTTATGTTCATAGAAAACAGTAGTATCACCCATTGCAATATCTTCACCGCTATGAACTCCAAAATAAATATCTTGACAGTCTGTTGATATTTCTCCATCAAGGTTACCGTAACATGACTTCAATAATGTTAAGTCCCTGCATTGTTCTACACAATATTCATCAGAAAAATAAATATAATCTACTGCTGAGATAGTTAATGTAATTGTAATAACAAAACATACTGGATTAGCTCCTGTAAAGTTCTTGAATACTCCATACCAATAATTGTCTGGATCTTGCCCGACTACATAATTTGAAGGCGTAATAGCTTCAATAGTTCCGCTTAATGCTCCGCAAGTATGAATTAATTGGTACTGTACAGCAGTAGGTTTTATACCGCCGATATCAATGTAAAGTTGTACATCATCAAGAGTATTAACAGGGATTTTATAAGGCGCTTGATTACGAACGCAGTTATTAACATAACTACCGTAGTCTGAAATCGTACCTGATCCCTGATTCATTTTCATGCCGCTTCGTTTATTTTAATTT